AAAGTTATTGGTGGTTTAAAAAAAGCATCTAAATTACATGCAGGACAAGCTAAAATTTTGCAAAGTGTTGTAAATAAAAAGGATAAAAAAAAATAATGGCTCTAGCAAAAAGTCAAAGGAGTTTAAAGGCATGGGGAAAACAGAAATGGAGAACGAAATCAGGGAAAAAGTCTTCAGTTACGGGAGAACGATATTTGCCCGAGAAAGCGATAAAGTCCCTATCATCTGCGGAGTATGCGGCAACGACAAAAGCAAAACGCCAAGGAACAAAAAAGGGAAAACAGTTTGTGAAACAACCGAAAGGAATTGCAAAGAAAGTAAAACAATATAGGAGATATACTTAAAATGCCAATGGGAAAAGGAACATACGGGTCTACAAAAGGAAGACCTAAAAAGAAAGTAGTAGGAAAAAGAAATAAATTAGATATAAATAAAGATGGCAAACTTACTAAGAAAGATTTTGCCATGTTAAGAAATAAAAAAAAAGGTAGAGCATAATGCCAGGTAAAGGACTATATGCAAATATCCATGCTAAAAGAAAGCGTGGTGGTAAAATGAAAAAAAAAGGTGCAAAGGGTGCACCTAGTGCAGCAAACTTTAAAAGAGCTGCACAGACAGTAAGGAAAAAATAATGGCTAAGACACCTGCATGGCAACGTAAAGAAGGTAAGAATCCCTCAGGTGGTTTAAATGCTAAGGGTAGAGCTAGTTATAATAAATCTACTGGTGGTAATTTAAAAGCACCTAGCAAAAAAGTCGGTAACAAAAGACGTGCCAGTTTTTGTGCACGTATGAAAGGAATGAAGAAAAAATTAACATCTTCAAAAACAGCTAATGACCCTAATTCAAGAATTAATAAAGCACTTCGTGCTTGGAATTGTTAGTGTATTAATTTGTAGTATAGCAATGGCAGAAATAAATCAAACAAAAGATTTTATAAAAGCAATAGAGGAAGTTCGTAAAGAATATCCTGAGGAATCTATTGAAAGTAAAATACCTAGTTCATTTATAGCTACAGTTGCTGCTACAGAAACAGGTAACTTTCAATTTAATGGTGCACCTACTGCAAAAAATGCTAACAATTTTTTTGGTATGCATGCAACTGGTAATCAACAATCTCTAACAACTACAGGTGGAGCTAAGCTAAGATCTTTTGAGAATAGCAAAGGTAGTATTAGAGCATTTATGCAATTAATTGCAAATGATGAAAGGTATGAAGATGCAGTAAGTGCAATAGATAGAGGACCTGAAGAAATGTTTAAGGGTATGTCTGTATATGCAGAGAATCCTAACTACACAAATTTGTTAGGTAATGTTTATAAAAATAGAATACAACCAATATTTCAAACTGAAAATTTTTTATTGCCAAAAAGAAAACCAATAATAGAACAAATGGATAGCTTAAAATAAAAAGGGAAGCCATATAGACTTCCCCTTAAGCAACACAAGACTCTCTGATTTTTAATCAGGGGGTCTTTTTTTTTGGTTGTAGCGATAAAGATTTCTGTCACCCCATCGCTTCTGCCAAAACCAAGTACTCAACGAACTTGCATATCCTTCTAGCTTATCCATAACTTTGTTATGCCAAAAGTAATATCTAAACTTTTTGTATAAGTTGTTTAATGTCATCTTGTAATTTTTTCCCCACAGCATTAGCATGATTAATAACAGCAGCACATAAGTTACCATGATATGGATATCCTTTTAGTGCCTCTCGAATTTTACCTACAGGTTTACCACCATAGTCAATGACTATAGCATTCTCTTTATTTAAACCTATTTTTAATTCAAATAATATTCCAGTATACCTATCTAAATTATTTTTTTCCGTCATTACTATTTCCCTCACTAGCTTGTGGTGTTAAAGTAGATAAACTATTCATAAGTTTTACTACTTCAGCATATGGTCTAGACATTAAGTATCTCATAATATCCATAAGTTGTTCAGAACTTATAGTATAAGTTCTAGGGTTTGGTTGTTGTTCTTTCTTTTTTTCTTTCTCCATCTATCCTCCTATATTAAAATGGTATATCATCATAATCAAAATGCTTTCCAAGCGTATCTAAATTTTCTTGTGCATTTGAAATTTTTGTTAGTAACTTATCTAACTCCTGTATATGTTGGGGATGTTCCCCAATACCTACAGAATTATCAAAGTATATTTCGGCTGTTGCTGTGGCTTCTGCTATTGCAGCTTCGTATTTTCTAGCCAATGCTTTTACTAAGTTTTTTCTTGTGCTCATTCTGCTCCTCTAAATTGATAGTATTTATCTTCAATAAGATTTTCATCTAATAGATAGGGATTATCTCTACCCTTTTTATTAAACTCTGTTCTTAAATCTCTTATAGTTTGATTAAGTGTTCTTCCTAAGTTTAAAGAATTACAAACCATATCTTCAACCTCAATCATCGCTTGCTTAACTGCCCCCATCTTGATCCTCCTTTAATTGCTCATCGTCTTTTAATTGTTTATTTAAATTATTAACTTCATCTTGCATATGAATTATAACTTCTTGTAAAGCTATTATTCTACCAAGTTTTTCCATTACTTGTCCGTGTGTTAACATGTAACCTCCTTTATTAATCTATTTAAATACCATTGTGCTTTTTGTAGATCTTCTAAAGGTTCCCCTTTAAATTTATACCTAGAAACATATTTTAAAACGTTCCCCTTTAAGTACCCATGATACTCATCATTGGTCATACAATCTTGTATTACATCAATAGTTTCTTTTTTACCATACTTATAATGCGATGGTGAATTAACATTATCGTCTTCCATACTTCCTCCTAACAGAGTTGTATTCTATCATCTCAAGATCATACTCACCTTTGTGAACATTACGTTTAACTACAAGACCTGTCCACCACATTTGTTGAGTAGACTTAGCATAGTTTTCTTTATGATGCAAGTAACATCCTGCAGATAATCCCATAAGTTTTCTACCTGATGGTAAAGCACACATAGCATAATCAAATGTATGTATATGTCCTACAGTAGAAGATACTTTATTTTTTAGTAAGAGAGAACGAGCAATGTTGTCCCCACTAATAGGCTTACCCATAACCCCAGTAGGATAATTGTGACAATAATATACACCATCGACCACAACAGGTTCTTGGTATGGATATACTTCCCAACCATATTGTTTAAATTTAAAATCATCTGTACTAATTGTGCCTTCAAGTTCGGGTATTTCATCTACTGTTCTATCTATCCTATCTTCGTGATTACCAAGTAACATGATTTTTCTTGGTCGTCTTCCATTAAGACCTTTGTTAAATTTATTCAATGCATCATGGGCATGATCTATATCTTTTTTATATCTTCTACCTTCAAAGGATTTTTTACCTTTATCATAACTAGATAGTGAATCCATACTTGCAAAGTCTCCCATACAAATAATAGTATTCGGCTTTAGATCTCGAGCAAATTTTCCTGCCCATAAGAATCTATCATTGCTTGCTTTTGGGGTACAATGAGGATCCCCTATCACTAAGTGTGTTGCCATTAGTTTAACTCCTTATCACGTTTCTGTTTTAGATATTCAAGAAAGTCTACTACGTTATCTGCATCATCAAACTCTGCTACAGAACTTATAGTTAAATCATTCTTATTATTCTTCTTATCATCAGCGAATCCACGAAGTCCCCATAGAAACGTTGAATGGGGGTCAGTAGTTGCCATCTTAATCATACCTCTTGCTATTGTAGAACACAACTCATATTCTTCTGTTGTCATCTTTGATCTAGTATCCATGGATATACCACAAGTAAATCCAAGTTTCCAAGGTGTAACTAAAACTTTTATTGCTTTAAGCAAATCTAATTTATCTTTTTTCTTAGTCATTATAATTTAAAGTATTTAATATCATGGGGTACAACTTTCCATTCAACAGATTTTTTAAACTTATTTCTCTTTGCATAATCAATTGCTTCTTTTTCTGAGTCCCATATTTCATTTGTAAATATTCTCCAAGAGTCATTATCTTTTATTATTAAACAATACATTGTAAGTAAAGGCAGGTGCTAGACCCCTCGAAACTAACACCCACCCAGTTACGCAAACTCTTCCTCCTTTTTAGGATTATTAACTTCCGTATACCAAACCCATTTAGGGTTCTTACCTTTTGATTGCTGTTGTGGTAACA